GTATGTTAAAAGGATTTAGTGCTAAGAAAGTTTCTAAAAACGTTAAGAAAAAATAATGTCTAATGGCTACTTCAGGAACTACAACATTCGATCTAGACATAGATGATATTATTGAAGAAGCCTATGAACGTTGTGGTATAAGAACTAACAGCGGATACAATATAAAATCAGCAAGAAGAAGTTTAAACATTTTATTTTCTGAATGGGGAAATAGAGGTGTTCATCTTTGGAAAGTTGTACTTAAAGAACAGTTACTTACTGCTGGTACAGCAACTTATAATACACCACAAGATTGTAGTGATGTATTAGAGGCTTATGTGTCTACTGCTCAGACTATAACCCAAACAACAAACGATATTTCTTTAGATAAAATTGATAGATCTGCTTATGCAGCTCTTCCTAATAAAGGACAACAAGGACAACCTTCACAATACTACGTGAACCGTCAAGTTAACCCAACAATTAGTTTATATCTAACACCAGATTGTGCTCAATACATTTATTTAAAGTATTATTACATTAGTAGAATTCAAGATGCTGGTGATTATAATGATCAAGCCAATGTTCCTTATAGATTTTTACCATGTATGATTTCAGGACTTGCATATTATCTAGGACAGAAGTTTTCTCCAGATAGAGTTCAAGGATTAAAACTAATATATGAGGATGAATTACAAAGAGCTTTAGAAGAAGATTCTCAAAGAACAAGCTCTTATATATCACCTTATTCTTACTTTGGAGATGGAATTTAATGGCATTTGCAAGAGGTAAAAGATCATTATCAATTTCGGATAGATCAGGAATGCAATTTCCATACGTGGAAATGAAGAGAGAGTGGAATGGTTCTTTTGTACATTTTAGTGAATATGAACCAAAACACCCTCAATTAGATCCAAGACATCATAAAGCAGATCCACAAGGATTAAAAAATGCTAGATCAGATACTGTTCCTGGTGGAGGATGTTTAGTACAATTAGATTTATATTTTTGGCCTGGACAATTTACATCTATAGGAATGCAGCCTGGAATAAGTGGTGATGTAATTAATTCAGCAAGACAAGCTTATTCAAATATTGGAGAGGTAACAATAGTAATATCATGACATACGCAGAATTAGTACAAAAGATTAGAGATTATACAGAAGTAGGTTCAGAAGTTTTAACATCTACTATTGTAGATGGTTTTATTAGAGATTCTGAATTTAGAATATTTAGAGAAACAGATGCAGATTATTCTAGAGAATATGCAACATCTAGTTTTACAGTTAACAACAAATATTTAGCATTACCAAATTCAGCAGGGTCTTCAGGAAGCACTACTTCTAGAATAGCTTTAGTTGTAAGATCCGTGGTCGCAACAAATAGCTCTTCTGTTCAAGTAGCCTTAGAACCAAGAGATGATACATTCATAACTGAATATAATTCTTCTGGAACTACTGGTTTTCCAAAATATTATGCAATGTTTAGAGAAAATTCTATTGAAGTAGCCCCTACTCCAGATGTAGCTTATCCAGTAACTTTGGATTATGTTTATACACCAGATGGGCTAACAGCAACAAACACTGAAACCTATGTTAGTGTAAATGCACCAGAATTATTATTATATGCTTGTTTAGTAGAAGCTTTTGCATACTTAAAAGGACCGATGGATATGTACAAACTATACCAAGACAAGTATAATACAGCATTACAAGGATTTGCGTTAGAACAAACGGGTAGAAGACGCAGAGACGAATTTCAGGATGGAGTGTTACGTATTAAAATTAACTCACCATCCCCATAACAACTATAAGGAGTACAACATATGGCAATAACACAAGCAGTGTGCAACAGTTTTAAAGCAGAGCTTTTAGGTGGAGTGCATGATTTCGATTCAGGATCAGGACAAGCTTTTAATTTAGCATTATATACATCAGCAGCTAACTTATCAGCAGCAACAACAATTTACACAACATCATCTGAAGTTGCTGACACAGGACAATACGCAGCAGGCGGTGGAGTATTACAATCTCAACAAGTATCACTTGATACAGGTGTAGCAATTGTTAATTTTGCAAATTTATCTTTTACAGGAGTTACATTAACTGCAGGCGGTGCACTAATTTATAATAATACAACAAGTGCAACTAAAAGAGCAGTTTGTGTATTAAGTTTTGGTGGCGATAAAACTGCAACAGCTGGAACATTTACAATTCAATTCCCAGCATTTACATCAGCAGCAGCTATCCTAAGAATAGCTTAAGGAGTGCTTCATGCTAGCTCCCTGGGGATCAGGCGTTTGGGGTAAAGGTGCCTGGGGAGAAGGCAATCAAGATGCAACAGTAACTTTTACAGCTTGGGGACAATCAAGCTGGGGCTCTGGACCGTGGGGCTTGGGCAATGTAACCACGGCTCTTTCAACAAATATAAATTCAGTTGTAATTGCAATTGATAATGAAATATTTTTAACTGGTGAACAATTAAATTCTACAGTTAATGTAATTTCAATTACTGCAGATTCTAATTTAACATTATCTACAAATTTATTACAAATAAGTTTAGGTGATGAAGAAGCAAGCGGAAGTGCAATCATTTCACTTACTACTTTAGATCAATTAAATACAACAATTGGACCTTATTCAATTACTGCAGATGGTAATACATCTGAAATAGTTGTTGGAGATTCAATGAACTCTACAGTAAACAGTGTAACAGCTGATGCTGGAGCTATTGTTGATTTAACAGGTCAGATATTAAATACTGCTTTAGGAGATGAAAGTATAACAGCTAATGGAAGTGTTACATTAACTACAAATGAACTTAATACTACTACAGGTACTGCTACAGGAGATGTACCTTCAGTTTATTTAATAGGATCAAGTGCTAATACAACTACAGGAACAGTAACCTTTACTATTGATGGATCAGTTATCTTAACTGGCGTAAATATGACAACTTCTACAGGTCGTTTGTTTATTACCGCTTGGGCAGTCGTAGATATAGGGGTAACTAATACTTGGGGTGTTGTTGACATAGCCGCTTAATGAAACTAAAATTGATTAATATTACATAATTTATAAGAATTTTTATGGCATCATCATATTCAACGGATCTAAAACTTCAACTCATGGTAACAGGAGAAGATTCTGGAACATGGGGAGATAATACAAATAACAATTTAAATTTATTACAACAAGCTATTGTTGGATTCCAATCTATTGCACTTACTTCTGTTAATACAACTTTAGTAATGACTGATGCTACAATATCAAATGCTAGAAATGCTGTTTTAAGATTTACAGGTGCAATTACTGCAAACTGTACAATTTTTGTTGCAAGTGGAATTGAAAAAACATACACTGTTGATAATGCTACAACAGGAGCCTTTACTGTAGCACTTAATCAAGTAGGTGGTTCATCAGTTATATTTGACGCAACAGATAAATCGCATAAATTAGTTTATTTAGATGGAACAAATGCAAATGATATATTAAATGATTTATCTACTATCAGATTGCCTAATCAAAATGAAGTTAGATTTGGAGATGCAGATAATTCAAATTATGTGTCATTAAAAGCAGGGGCAACTGTAGCTTCTAACTTGTCTTTTACTTTACCAACAGCAGATGGTACTAGTGGACAGGCTATAGTAACTAATGGTTCAGGGGCATTATCCTTTGCAACTGCTGGAATAACAACGGGAAAGGCTATTGCTATGTCAATAGTTTTCGGATAAAATAACCACGGAGTAATAATTATGGCAAACCCAAATATAGTAAACGTAACAAGTATTTTAGGAGAAACAGTCGTAGGTGCACTGACAACTACATTGACTACAGTTCTTCTTACAAACGCAGCTTCTTCAGGAAAAGTATACAAAGTTAATTCAGTTTTAGTTTCTAACGTTGATGGTTCAAGTGCAGCAGATGTAACATTTAAATTAGCAGCTAATGAATTAGGAACAAGCACAGCAATTGCTATTGCATCTACAATTGCAGTTCCAGCTGATGCAACCTTATCAATTATAGATAAAACTAATTCTTTTTATTTAATGGAAAATAAATCTTTAATAGGCGGAGCTAGTGCTAACAGCGATTTAGAATATTTAATTAGCTACGAAGTTATAAACTAACCGAAAGCTCTTGCTATGGCAAAAGAGAACGGTGGAATAATCGGAGTAGTCAACACACCCACACAATCATCAGCTAAAGGAGTATGGGCTCTTGAAGATCAATTTAACGCACGAGTTTCAAATATTTGGCCAGGCCAACCTTATTCAATTGATTTTTTAATTATAGCTGGAGGAGGAGGTGGCGGAGGTTTAGGTGGTGGTGGAGGAGCAGGTGGATATAGAACTTCAACTCAATCAATAAATCCTGGAACAGTCATTACAGTAACAGTTGGAGATGGTGGTGCAGGTTCTTCAAGTAACTTATCTCCTGGTGTAGTAGGTTCAAATTCAGAAATTTTAGGAACAGGTTTAACAACAATTACTTCGGCAGGTGGAGGTAGAGGTACTGCTTACACAGGAGTAGGAGGTGCTGGAGGTTCTGGAGGAGGAGATGGTTCTCAAATAGGTTCCCCTGTAGGAGGAGCAGGAAATACTCCAAGTACATCTCCATCACAAGGTAATAACGGAGGTGGGGGTAATAACGATGCACCATATTACGGAGCTGGAGGCGGAGGAGGAGCTGGTGCAGTTGGTGCAAATGGTTCTGGTAGTGGAGGAGGAAATGGTGGTAATGGTACAGCTTCATCTATAACAGGTTCTTCAGTAACAAGAGCAGGAGGTGGAGGTGGTGCTGATACATTTAGTGGTCCAGGAAGTACTGGTGGAAGTGGTGGAGGAGGAAATGGTGGTGCTGGTACTGGTGCTACTGCTGGTGGAAATGGAACAGTAAACACAGGTAGTGGTGGAGGTGGAGGAGGTTATCTATCGGGTCCATCTGGTCCTGGTGGAAGTGGTGGAAAAGGAGTTATTATATTAAGTGTACCAACTGCTAATTATTCAGGAACTTCAACAGGTTCTCCTACAATTACAACATCAGGTGCAAATACAATTTTACAATTTAATGGATCAGGGAGTTACACAGGATAATGGCTAGTTTTGCAAAAATAGAAAATAATATAGTAATAACAGTTGTCTCTGTTGTTAATGATGTATTAAAAGATTCAAATGGAATTGAACAAGAAAATATTGGAATACAATTTTTAAGAACACTTTACAATGAACCAAATGCTGTTTGGAAACAAACATCTTATAATACAATTGGTGGAATTCATATTAATGGTGGAACACCTTTTAGAAAAAACTTTGCAGGAATAGGTTATACTTACGATCAACAAAGAGATGCATTTATACCTCAAAAACCTTATAATAGTTGGATATTAAATGAAACTACTTGTCAGTGGGAAACACCCGTTGCTAGACCACAAGATGAAAATATGTATAAATGGAACGAAGAAATTTTAAATTGGGAGTTAATTAATGGCTAAACGTAATGGTGGTATAATTGGTAAAGTAAATACTCCAACAACTTCTACAGCAAAAGGGGTTTGGAGATTACAAGATCAATTTAATGCTAGAAAAAATGATATTTGGCCAGGCCAACCTTATTCAATAGATTTTTTAGTAGTAGCTGGTGGTGGTGGAGGATCTGGTCAATTTGCTGGTGGTGGAGGTGCTGGGGGTCACAGAACATCTACTCAATCAGTTTCAGGTGGAACAGTAATTACAGTAACAGTTGGTGATGGTGGTGCAGCAGGAACAGCTCCTAGTAAAGGTCCTTCAGGAAGTGATTCTGCAATATCAGGAACAGGTTTATCGACAATAACTTCTGCTGGAGGAGGTGGGGGTGGAGGTGATGCAGATCGAACTGGTCGTAATGGTGGTTCTGGAGGTGGTGGTTCTGGAGGTGGAGGTGGAGGAACAGTAGAAGCAAATGGTGGAACAGGAAACACTCCAAGTACATCTCCTAGTCAAGGAAATAATGGAGGTGGTGGACTTTCTCAAGATGTTGTTGCTGCTGGTGGAGGAGGTGGAGGTGCTGGAGCAACAGGTAGTAGTGCACAGGTTGGAGGTACTGCAGGAAATGGCGGTAATGGAACTGCAAATTCAATAACAGGTTCTTCAGTAACAAGAGCAGGTGGTGGTGGTGGAGCAGCAGATCAACCCGATCAAGGAACAAGAGGAACAGGTGGAACTGGTGGTGGTGGAAATGGTGGAGGAGGAAGTGGAAATCCAGCAGGTAGTGCTGGAACAGCTAATACTGGTGGAGGTGGTGGTGCTGGTGGAGGAGGAAGATCAACTGGAAACGCAGGTGGAAAAGGTGTTGTTATATTAAGTGTGCCAACTGCAAGATATTCAGCAACTACGACAGGATCTCCTACAGTTACAACTTCAGGAAGTAATACAATAATGCAATTTAACGGTTCAGGGAGTTACACAGCATAATGGCATCATTCGCAAAATTAAATTCAGA